CTCCTTTACGAAGACCTCTACCTATCGATTGTAGATTGCGTATACGAGATTTAGAAGGAGATGCAAAAATGACATTATGAAGATTGCGAATATTAACACCAGTGGAAAAAGTACCATATGAAGCAACAATGATAGCATTTGATTCTTTCTCAGTGATTGATCGTACAGATTCTCGTACTTCAACATCCGTACCACCAAAAACAAAGAAGACATGCCTTTTACCAGCTTTGTCTTTAATACTTGCATGTAATTCTTTGCCATGTTTTTCTACAAACTGAAATAGAATAAGTGTGTTGCCTTCTAAAGACAATGCCAAGTTTTTAATAAACTCATTTCTTGCATTGTTCTTAACTATGTATTCAATCTCTTGGTTGTAGTCCCAATTCTTGGCCTCTAGACATACTTGTTTGGTATATTTGAGTATCAAACATTTAATACGAAATGCAGCCAATTCTTTTCTTTCAATCAGTTCTGATGTAGTTGTTGCCTTATATACAGGACCAAAAAGACCTTCAAGTACTAGTCTATGTGTCTGAGTACCATCAAGTGTACCTGTTGTACCAATCCTGTAATTGGCATTTATGCAACCAGAAAGAATAGTAGTGAGAGACTTTGCTTTGAATTGATGTGCTTCATCACCTAAAACAAAATCATATTGGTTAAAGTATTCAGCCTCATTCTTATAGATTGATTGCCATGTGGTAATGGTAAGAAATTTATCTGTTGTCTTTTCTTTACCTGCATATTGACGATGACAAAACTCATCTGAATTAAAACCATAAGAAGAAAAGTCTGAATACATTTGTTCAACAAGAGATGTTGTTGGTACAATCAATAGACCTTTTTTGTATTCGTTTTGCAGAAGATAACGAATGATGATGTAAATTATGAGTGACTTACCTGATGCAGTAGGTGAAAGAATCAGAATTCTTTTATTACGAACGGCATTAACAAATGCTTGTAATTGATAGTCTCTAGGTTCAAAAGGTAGATTTAATGTACGACAAAAATCTACAGCTTCAACTAACGAAAAACTTTCAGTGGTTGAAATCTTATCATCAACCACTAATTCATATTCTCTTTCTTTAGAGAATTTTTGTATGTAAGGAACTAAACCGTGATAGATTGTGTGGTCACGAAGATTGAAAAGTCTTATCTTTCCATCCCACAATCTTTGTTTGAAGGCAGGTGTAAATTGGTAACCTGGTACAAAAAAACAAAAGAAATCAGATAGTTCTTGTGCTACTGATCTCTCACATTCAACAGAAATGAACGCTTCATTCTTTTTGTGTAAAATTATTTTCTCAGTCAATTATATGCCTTGTATAAATTTTTCCCACGATATATAGTCACGAAGTTGATATGTTCTGCTGTTAAGTTCTTTTAAAATGCTTTGACAAATTTCAACAATCTCGTCATGCATAATCTTGCTGGCCAAAAACTTATTGCAGTCTTCATCACTCTCCATATATGTAGTGATGTCGGATTTGAGTACTAGAGGAAATGGTTCCCAACCATAGTGTTTGAGTTGGTCATCATCCAGTTTTCCTGTATAGTATTCCCACTTCAATCGTTTCATTTTGTTATACTTAAACTCAGCTTCTTTAGAGAGAAGACGATGTTTGGAAAGTATATTCAAATACTTACTGTGAAGTTTAGGTATGTTTAAAAGTTCTTTGCCTGGTTCTGTACGATCAATGTCAGAATCTTGCCGCCACATTTCAAGTAGATCATCAATTTGTTTCATTATAAATCCTCCTTACAGGAGTATACACCAATTTTAAAACAATTTCAATATATCGTAGTAAGTGTACCGAAATGTTGCATCGGCAGTTACAACACTTTCTGGAGAATCACTACTAGAAAGTAACAATGGTGATAATGAAACAGGGAAAGCATTGAAGAATTTAAACTGGTAATATGGTTTATTGGAAGATGACAGTACGGTAATTAGTAGATCAGAGTATTGTGGAAAAGGTTCTTTTGGTCTACCAGCTATTGCAGATAAATTTTTCAAATTGACATACTCTTCATATTCTTCTGGGAAAGTCATAGCACGAATCCAATCATGTACTTCAATCCAAGCTTTCATTTCTTCATCTACATAGAATGTTACATTCAAGGTATCATAAACTGTTTTTTCACCAGCTGCATATACCTCTACGAATGGGTTGTAAACAGGTATTTCTTGTGTAGAGATGCCAGGTAATGATACGGATTGGCAAAAATAAGATACGTTTGGTGCTCTAGCAAAATTTAATTGAAACTTATTTGGATGTAATAAGTTTGGATTACTAGGGTTTCTATTTAAGGCTGTCATTTAATCTTCCTTTGTTACACCTATTTATAAGATAAAAAAAGAGGCACCGAAGTGCCTCTTTAAAATTAGTGTCTTTTTATAGTTATTATAATGACACTTTTTAATTACATAAGATTTGCGATCTTGAATGCTCTGTAGTAAACATTAGAAAGAACATTGATTGCGCCAAGACCTTGTGTAGTACCTTCTGCAAATGGGTTGGCAACGAGACCATAACGAGTCTTGAAACCAATCTTTGGTTGGAAAGTACCTGTATCAACTGCACGAACCATTTGCAATGGAACATATGGGCAGTAGAAGAGACCAGCGTCATAGGCATTGGAACCTTTGTAACCAACAACTGCAAACTCTTTAGAAGAAGAGACTGGTGCATATGGATCAATGTAAACTTTGATACGACCAAACATTGTACCAGCAAATGTGTTACCAGTGTCATCAACAGTCAAATTAACTTGACCCTGAAGAGCAGATTGATAGTCAAGAAGACCAGCCATTGCAAATGCAGAAGCAACATCAGAAGAACAAATCATGATGTTACCTTTTCCTCTACGAGTCTGCTTAGCAATTGTATTTGCTTCTCTTTCAATTTGGAAAGCAAGACCTTTGATCTTTTCAACCATCCAACGACCATTTGAGTCTGTGTCAAGGTCAAACTGACCAGCAGCAGTAGTACCTACTTGGCAACCTGTTTTTGCAGTACCGTAAATTGTACGAACGACTTCACGATTGATCTCTGCAAGAATCTCAGAAGAGAGAATATTTGCAAGTTCTGTTTCAGCGTCAAGACCATGAACTGCCTTAAGGTCTTGTGCGAGTTCCATAGAGTACTCAGCCTTAAGAGCACGGGTCTTAGCAGTAACAGTAACTTTCTCAATAGAGAATGCCATTTCGCCAAAGCCTTGATTTGTGCCATCACCAAGACCTTCTGCAACACCAGTAACCATTGCTTTACCAGAAGAAGCATTGGCAGTAAATGTATTTGCAGTACCATTAACACCAACACCAAGTGCTGTGTGAACAGATGTTGCGTCAGTTGTGTTATTAGCACCAGAGAATGCTGTAAGTGCTTCATTATAGAAAGCTTCAGTAGCACCAGCAGTTACGTTCTGTGTAGAATATGTAGAACGCATTGCGAAAATAAGACCTGTTGGACCTGTCATTGGCTGAACACCGCAAACATCATAAGCAATAAGGTTTGGCAATGAACGGCGAACGAGAGAAATAAGAATTGGGTCGAAACCTGCAACTGGACCACCTGCTGCAGCACCACTTGTGAAACCACCTGTACCTGCTACGACAGTTGGTGCTTCTTGAAGCATTTGACCTGCTTTTTGCATTTCAATTGCTTGGTTCTCAAGAATAACAGCTGTAACAGCTTTACGATATGGATCGGTAATTTTTGGAAGTTCTGGGTGGTCAAGTACGCCAGCCCATTTTTCTTGTAGTTGTTCAGAAAGATACATTTATTAACTCCTTAGTTATTAAATTTTTGTTTTAGAAATTGCTTGTGACACTGCGGCAACGAAAGGATCTGCAATCACTTTCTTCTCGCCAGTATCTTCTACCTGCTCATGAAGCTGTTGTGCATCTGCCTTTTTAACACCAGATGGGAAATAGTTCTCACGGATTGTCTCAACTTTTTCTTTGTACTCTTCCTCTGTGGAAAAGTCTACACTTTCTGCGAGTGATTTGATTTTTTCAAATTGAGTTGTAGTAAGACCTTCACATACTTCACGGGTAACTTCTAATTTGCGTGACTCAACAATAGCCTTTGCAAATTGAATGTTCTGTTCAATCTCTTCGTTAAGTTTGCTTTCAAGTTCTTCAACTTTACCAGCAAGCTCATCAACGAGATCAACCTTTTCGGCAGGCACATCGATATAATGTTCTGCAAATAGATTACGAAGACCAGCAATGAATTCTTCAGAGAGTTCTGCACGAAGACCTGATTCAATTGCCAATTCGTTTTCATTCATCCATTGTTCAACGACATAGTTAAGATAGTCGTCAACTTTTTCTGTTAATTCGTTTTTGATGCTCTCTACTGCTTCTTCAAGCATAGAAGCATAATGACCTTCTAATTCTTCTTGAATCTGAAGAACTCTGTCATTAACACGAGCTTCAAAAATTGTAGAAACTTTTGATCTGAAATCTTCAGAGATTGTTTCGTCAGCAAAGATTGCATCTACATCTTCTTTGATAGAGTTTTGAAACTCTTCTTCAGAATCAATCATCTCTTCATCTTCGGCAGACTCATCTTCTTCTTTGTTCATACGAAGTTGTGTGTCTGGAGATGCATCAGATGGTTTTGTTGTTGGTGCAGTTGCACTCTTAGCAGCCTTTGTTGTATGAATCTTGTTAGACTCATCATCAGGTTTGCTATTCTGTGGAGTTGGACCGCCAAGGTCTACAACTTCACCTTCTAATTTTTGTGGAGGCATGCCTGTAGCTTTACTCTTGCTTCCTGCAAGAATTTCTGCTGCCGCTTCCATTAGTTGATTTGTTGCCATTAGGATTCTCCTTATGATTTCTTATTTATAAATTTAAAGTTTTCTGAGGTAATTTTCAAAAAGTTTTAGAGCAACTTCTTCGATTTGTTTCTTAGAAGCTCTCTGAATGGTTTTCTTTGCACGGTCATGGTCTGCCTCAACAAATTTACCATCAATCATCATCCATTCTTTATTTTCCATAATGCCATTAACGAAAGCACCAGGTGCAGATGGATCAGCCACAATATCAGCAGCGGTTGCAAGTCTAAGGTCATCTTGTACCAAATTATAACCTTCTTTAGTTTGAACAAGAGAACCTAGTGCTCTAGATGAAACACCAACTCTTACATCGTTGTCAATAAAGTTTTTGACAATTTGACCATATGGTGTTTCAAGTATGAGTGCCTTACCAACAAATGTATTACCATTTTCGGTAAGTGATAGAATTTTGTGAGAGACTCTTTCTAGATTGAGTGATGGTGTATCTGGGTGACCAAGTTCACCTAATGCACGACCTTCTTTAATGTATTCATCTGTGTAACGAGCAACTTCATTACGCAATGTATCCATTTTGTACATACGATTGTTCTTGTTGACTGCATCACCAACAAGAAATGTACCTTCAATGTAAAGTTTTTTCTTACCGTCTTCTGATTCTTCTGTAAGATACTTTACATTCTCTACTGTTTCTCTAATTAGTTTCATTTTACATACCTTCTATTGGTGTTGTATAAGTGGCCTGTTTGGTAACTTCTAATACAACAGAACCACTTGATGTAACAGTGATTACAATATCTGATGTTGCGTTGTTTGCAATTGAGTGACCTGAATCAGATAAACGCATATCACCAGAACCATGTAATGTTAAAATTGGTTGCGTGTTACGAACGATAGTGATTGTACCGTTTGTTGACCACATAACTCTTTTAATTGAAGCTG